CCACTTTTGGAGATCACCACCGAATCCACATCCTACATCCAAAATACTGTCGCCTTCGCGGGTAGCCGATTGGATGAGGAGACGCTTAGACTCGTTATGGTACTTACGTATCTCCTCCATTTATTTAACTTAATTTTTTCTTTTTAAATGGTTTACTAAGGTAAAAATATCAGACTATATAAATGTCATCTAATTCCAATTCCAATTATTCCCCTCGTCCAGATTGGCGAACCGAACGAAACTTGTTACAAAATTTTAACCAAGTTTCCAATAAAAAATTGAAAACAATATCTTTAGAAAACGCGTTAAAGCAGATGAAAATGGAGAATGATAGGGCGTTAAAGCAGATGAAAATGGAGAATGATAGGGCTAGAAAAGAGTACGAAAAAAAATTGAAAGAAATGAAAACATTACGTGAAAAGACCATGAAGCAATTAAAAGATGCCAAAATGAGATTAAAACAAAGAAAGGAAGAAAAGAAAAATAAAACAAATAATTCCAAACCCATTCCCGAACCCAATTATTTACCTCGTCCATTAGGTTGGCGTAAAACGAAAGAGACCAATAAAAAAGTAGAAAAATCAAAATCATTATCACCATTACGATTTAAAACCAGACCAAAAAAGAATTATCATAAGACGAATGTTCCTAACGTTATTGTACAAAACACTAAACGAAAGAAAGGGGGTGTGTTAAATTCTTTACCGAATGAATATTTTCAGTACAAAAAATAATCACATATTATAGAAATGGTAAACAATATACTGCGAAAAAACGCGGAATTGCATAAAGAAAAACAAAATTTACTTAATAAGATTGAGAAAGAAATTAAAAATACAGAAAAAATTAAGTTAAAACTTGAAAAACTTCTAACCATATATGAACAACAGTATGATAAGATTTTAGTGATTAAGATGTTTAAGAATAAAATACCTCAAAAAAACAGAAATAAGATTAACGGTGATGAAAAAAAAATAGAAAAAAAGATTATTAATACTTTAAAAGAAATTAAATATTTAGTAGAAAAATTAATAAATATAACTGATCTTAAACGTAAAATCATGGAAAACATGAACAAACCATTCCAAAATTTTATCTCGGTTCATTTTAGAAATACAAGTAGAAATGGAAATCGAAGATAAAAAGTGTGATAATACTCAACCCGTCGCAAATTGGAAGTGTATATGGTTTACGTTAGCATTATCAGGTGGTTACTGGTTTTTGCCCCATAGAAATAAGTGGGTCCTTCTAGTGCTCTTATATGTACCCTATGTGGCACTCGCCTACTACGATCACTGGTTCCTTTGCGAAAGAAACCTTGGTCCAACATACCTCGCCATGTTTTACCATTGGATAAAACCTCAAGATTCAGAACAGATCATCAAGTATAAGAATTGGTGTCCCGAAATTAAGAATAAAGTCCTTTTTATAGACACTGTTATAGTACTCGGTGGTTTAGCCGCTTTACCATCGTTCCTTAAATGGAAACCTTAAACTAATGTAAATCCAATATCCCTTGGTATTATTTTTTCATCAACATTCCAATTATACAAATAATAATTATTCGTACCCGTACCTTTCATAAATCTATTTAAAACGAGTTCTTCTTCGCTTACACTTATATTTGTACAATTGTAAACGTCGAAACCTCTATTACGCGCCATTATTATCGCATCTTTCAAACAGTTTCCTACGTTATAAAACGCGTATGCCTGTTTTACTACATTCCCAGATTCTACGTGTACGTAAGGTATACTATAAAAGGAAAGAAACTGATCGGTAGTATCACTTATATAGGAATACATAACATCTTTGCGTGGTAATAACCATGTTTCAACATATTTTTCATCAATTTCAATATACAATTTAAATTTAAGAAGGTATTTTTGTAACATTTGTGTAACGCGTGGGATATCTTCTTTCGTCATTTCCCTAAACCTTGATGATCCTAATACTAAATTTGGTATTTCGCGTGCTTTTGAAAACCCTATTGAATTTAGTTTTTTTACGTTTATAAGTCTGTGCCAATACCGTACTTCTGTTAATGGTGTGGAAACACGTTTAACTATGGTGTATACAGCTTGTCTAATGTTATATTCTCGGGCACGACGCGATATTTCGTTTATGAGTAAAGGTCCAAATCCTTTTGACCGTGAATCGTTATCTACACATAAAAAGTTTATTTGAATCATTTTTAATGACGTTCCGTTTACATTTACGGTTGATGGAACACCCGTAATACAACCGTGCATGATTTTAGTTTCGGTATTACGTATAGATATTATGAATTTTTCATCGGTTGCCAATTTTAATAATTCAAGTGGATAATCGAACGCGTAATGTGAATCTCGTATGTAATATTTTTTAAGAAACATACACAATTCTTCTAAATAACACGAATCCCACTCATACCCTTCTGGTAACGCGTTTTTTTCAAGTTTAAGGTTCTCTGATGAATCTATTTCCCCCTGTTTTGTTTCTGTTACTTCTTCGTTTTTCACAGGTTGTTTTTTCCAATACATTCTTTACAATTTCATATACTTAAAGTTTTAAGTTCATGTAAGTATATATAAACAATGTCTCTCGAACAAGATTACACAACCGTACCAGGTCAACTTTATGCCTGCCTTTCTGTAGTAGGACCGGAAGCACCACAAAAGAATGATAAGTTTGGAATTAAAATTAGGGGTGCTTTTAATACGCGTGATGAAGCTGCTTCTCATGCTAAACGTCTTCAAAAAGAAGACGCAACTTTTGATATTTATGTTGTCGATATGTATAAATGGTTATTGATTCCACCTGACCCGGCTCAAATTGAAGATGTACATTATACGGATGAAAAGCTCGAAGAACTTATAACGGGCTACAAAGAGAATCAAGCTCAAGCCGCTGCCATGTTTTCACAACGTAAAACGGATATGATGTCTGTTAAGGCTCCGGGAACTGATACGTACTTTAAAGGTGGAGACGAAAATTCCAAGTTTTATACCAAACCCGATGAATCTCCAATGAGTCACCCGGGTGAAGTTTTGGAACGCCTTCAAAAAGAAAAACCAGACGCTGATATGGAAGATTTGGTTAAGGAAGCTGACGAGATTGTTGCTAAAGAAATGGAAACGATTAGAGTTAAGCGCGAGGCTGAACTCAAGGAAAAAATTGAGAAAGAAGAAATGGAGATGGAGGAAGAATCTAAGAAAGTGGTTGTTGAAAATTCTACTGAAGGTCAGGTGAAAGAAACTGAAGACGATGGTGAAGAGGAAGTAACGTCTGATGATAAAGAAAATGAACAGGTGTAAATTAATTTTGTTACATAAATGTAAGTATGTTGAGTATTATATTGAATATAATCACCATTCTTATTTTGATATTTGTATTAACTTTATTTTTGAGATTGTATAATAACCAAAAAAATAAATTAGAAAAAACATCTAGTGATTCTAAAACGACATACGACGAAATAACTGCATCTGAAGTTATGAAAAATACATTTGATGATCCACTAGTTACGAGTAGATCTTATTTTACTGAATCATCATATGGTGAAATTGGTGAATTTATGGGTCAACAAACCCCATCGACTGTATATTGGATAGGAGGTAAAATTTTATCCAGGTCTTAAAATAACAGGTTGCATAGTCTTACCCATAAAAAACCCTAATAAAAATGCAACAAATATAATAACGTATCCTGTTTTATCTAAATTAGAAAATATATCTTGTTTTTCTGGGTGTATTAACTGTTGTGTATACATTGGTTGTTGTGGTTGAACATAGTATTGTTCGTTATTTTCTGGTTCCTGTTCATGTAAGTCGTTATCCTTGTTTAAAAACTCTCCTGGGTTATATTCAATAGGTGTTCCAACTTCGGCTTCCATTTATATAAATTAAACTCTTTTTTTTAAGCTCGATATTACTCATCGTCTGAATATTCTTCATCCTCAGAAGATTCTTCGTCGTTTTCGTCGTCTTCTTCATCATCAACAACAAATCCTTTCAAATTACCATTTTCATCTTCATCTGAATCACATTCGGATTCTTCGTTATCTGAACATATATCTTCATCGTCTGTTTGAAGAAGATCAGCGTCTGTATCATATTCATCGTCCTTGAAATCGTCTTCTATTTCTTCGAATAATTCTAATCTTTCTGGTACTTTTGATAATCGTCCTGAGCGTGTTTTTCGAGCTATAGACATGCTTTAATTAGTATTAACACATTTCTTTTAAGTATTTTACTCGTTATTATCAAAACTAACATTTTTATAAAGATTGTAATATTTTATTGGTTAATATATGTTTAGGTGGTGATTTACATTTACATTTTTGTATAAGTAATTTATTTTCTATTTCAAAATTTACATTACTTATACATTTTTCACATGAGTACGATGTTAAAACACTATGTTTTTTCGTATTTTTAGTTTCTATATTTTTTATTTTAAGATTTTTGTTTTTGAAAACGTTTTTGTTTATGAAAAGATTCAATAATTCAATAGTTTGTTCAAAACCATCGGGTTCTGTCTTTTTAACACTGTTTTTTGGTTTATATTTTTCAACTTTACCGTCCTTGTATAATATATTCGTAATTTTAGATGAGAGTTGATGTCTTTTTCCGGTGAAATCTTTACAAAAACCAAAATGTCTCATTGTATCGGTAGTCGAAAAGCATTTTTGTGCTATAGTATCTCCTAATATATGAAACCATACGTGATTAGAATTATGGTTACACTTTTTATTTTCACAATAAAATGAATTCGTTGAAACGAGAAACTGGTTTTTATTTTCATAAATTTTTGTTACCCTCGATAAATTTTGACCTTGTAAATTTTTTCTTACAAATTCTTCTACAAGACTAATAGCTTCCTGATCCTTGAATTCGTTTTTTATTTGTGCGTTTGTAAAAGACCCTTCTGGTTGTTTCGAATATTTATTTTCTATTATGACGGGATCGTCTCTCTCTGTACGTAAAGTAGCCATGTTCATTATTTTAACATCTGCGACCTGACCATCTATAGTTTCGAGTAATTGAAATGGACCGTACCTGTATATAAATATTGGTTTGTATTCACTTTGTGTTACTTTTCCTGTATAGTTACATTCTACACACCCTTTACCGGAACACTCGTCATGTTTTCCCTTTTTATGTGACCATGGCATCCGAAATCCGCTTCCTTTGGCTTTTCGTTTTAAACTTCCGTAAACAGCTTCATCGATTATATCATTCCAATTTCTTGAACCGTAATACTCGTTCATTATTCGTACTAGAATTTCTCGTATTGCTAAAGCTGATGACTGATTTACGATAAAATCTGGCCAATTTATGTGAATACCTGTCTTAATTAGATGACCCACTTTTTTCGGTTGAGCTACAGAAATGAGTGCTTCTTTACCTCCCAATTTTTTAACTCTTTCGCATATTATTTTACAATAGTTTTCGAGTTCTGAAAATTCAATTTCATCCTCATCCTTGTAATCGATATCCACAAAAAAGTTATAATTTTCACTTTTCTGTTCGACCACGAATATTTTTTCCCCTGAATTATAGGAATCTGTGTATTTAATATAGAAATCATTCAATCTATCAAATGGCACTGAAAGGACACCTCCATCCATGAGCACATGTGATACATTGGTATTGTTCCAGAACCCCTGTTCTTTACACCATGTTTTAAACATGGTTTACTTACCAAATAGTAGTTTTATTTTTTTATATTGATTTAATTAATCACTATCGTAGTGATGTCTCCAAATTGATTTTCTATACGATATTTCTGGATATTCTTCTTCTTCTGATAAATTCTTTTTTAAAACAAGAAGTTCATAAACTTTATCTTCTTTGTGTAATTCTGCGTACCTATCTGCTTTTTCCTTTGTATAACCATGTCTTTCAACGAGAAGATGTGAAATTTGTGAGAGTATGTAAGCTTTGGACTTCATTATTTAATAGAGAAGGTTTTTCTATTGAGAGAAGTTATGCATGCATAAAACTCTGGGTTATTGAGAACGTTTTTAACTATTCTATCCCATTGTTTTTTTGTATTGAATTCTGTTAATGTTTCAAAATTCATAAAATCATTTTCATCGTAAGTTCGTTTATATGGTTGTTTTTGTATTTTTTTAAGATTTGTTTTTTGTTTCTCATCGTTGAATTTTCTGACAAGTTCGGTTTGTTGTTGCGGTGTATAATCTACGAAAAATATAAAGACGTTGTATTCTAAATCAACACCGGGACTTTCTTTAACTATGAATTTGAAATCTGAATACTGACCTTTTTTGAGAGAAATGACTCCTCTTGTTTCCTCTTCTAGTTCTCTCAAAGCACATCGTATTGGATTTACTATTTCTCTTCGCCTACACCCTCCGGTAACGAAAATCCAATCTTTGAATCGTCGGTCTCGGACAGTGAGAAACTTGGGTTTATCGCCCGTAAACGTTACGGGTACAGCTATAGCCTTGTATTTCTTCATTGCTCATTAGCAAGTTATAATTATATGAGATGATTATTCTGATGAATCTTCCTCGGAATCTTGATTTTCAAGGTTCTTTTCTTCGACTTGGGTTTGTAAAGCGTTTTCTTTTTCTGACTCTGGTTCAGTAAAAGGGGATGGTTTGGGCCTGGATAAAAATGAAACAAGTTTTCCATTAAATCCCTTTACACCTTCCATTTCTTCGTTGGTTTTCTTGAGTTCCTTGTACATATATGCAGTGGCTACAATACATACGATTACAGCTATTATTGTGACGATATCTCGATCAAAGGTAAACATTATATAATATTAAAATGTAGAGTTAATTTTTTAAGTATGTATAATCGCACCCATCTGAACACCGTTTTCTTTTGGGCAATCATACCCCATTTGAGCAAATTGAATCTCCTGGTAATGTCCCTCTTTACACTCAGAATTCTGAGTGGGTTCTTGTTTTTTAGAGTCGACGAGATGATTCAAAGTTCCGGACTTGGGATCGTAAGTAATTATAAATATAAAAGCTGCGACAAAAACTAGTTGCCAGAACATTTATATTAAGTGGCTATAAAAATTGAATTAGTTAGAGTACATCAAACCACCCATACCATTTTCGATACGGAGAATGTTGTAGTTCACGGCGTAGATAGTATTATCAAACGTCGAGCTATCGGAAACGAGTCTCGCGGAATCGAGTCTACTGAAGTTGAGCGAACCCGTTGGTTGGAGTTTAGCAGTGTCGAGGCAGAATGGAACCAATAAGATATTCTCAACAACATCCGCAGCCTGTGTATGGTAATACACTGGTACTGAGGTGTGGTGAGGGATAACTGGTTTCGCGTCCGAAACATCCGTACCATTAATTTGGAGCTTGACTTTATCGGATGCAGATTGACCGTTCACGGCGACCAAATATTTCATTGGGTGATTGAAGCTGAGTTCTTGGATTTTATTGAGCGATGCAATTGCCTTTTGTGTTTGTGTGATAAGCATGTTTTGTGGTGCGTTGGAAAGTGCCGTGCGTTCATCTGTATCGAGGTGAAGAAATTGAGCATACACTTCGAGGTCTCCGACAATAGAGGCATTATCGGCCCACGTAATTCTCAATTCAACATCGTGATATTGAAGTGCGACCAATGGGATAGCAGATTGAACATTTTCACAAAACGAAAACCTGAGTGGGTAGAATTTTTCCGCTGTATATTTAGCTTTAGAGTACGTTTGGTTCATAACTGTTGGTGCAAGAGAGGTGGAGAATGTGTAATCTTGTTCGTCGATGACTTGACCACCGATCAAAAGTTCAACCTTGGCGACATTTTCATTCCAATTTGTGACATTACCCGCTCTATTGGCGATATAGACGTAACCGAGCATATCACCTTTTCTTTCGAATCGGATAGTTGACATACCAGCTCGAGCTGGGTTGCCCTGGATAGTTTGTCTTTCGACAGTTTGGGCGAAGTTTGTGTGACGTTTGTAGTTGGACCTGAAAAAAGAAACTTCAGGTTGACCTACGAGATGCGCATCTTGGGCACCGATTGCAACGAGTTGGGCAATACCTCCAGACATATTTTATATTATACTAAGGTTTTTTATTTTTAAGCCCATATATAATATAAAAGTGTGTTCTGATTTATTTAATTTACTAATTTTGTGTAAAAGATATTGAATTCATATATACATTACCTGCAACATTTGACAATGTCATGAGTCCGTGTTCACTTTGTTTAATAGTGAGGTCGCTCGTCTGAACGTACCAGTTTACATTTGTAAGATTTTTTGATATTTTCCTACTTGCTCCTGATGCAAATATAGGTATGACTACCTGAGCACCGTCTATAAGATTTGAATATACGAGACTATTTAAATCGCCTGCAAGTTGAACAAGTGGTGCTGTGCCGTAACTTTTATTTTTAGCATCTATAGTTATTGTATCTGTCGATGACATTGTTGCAGTTATACCTGGATTTGTAAGTTGAATATTTTGTGATATCAAATTACCTGTAACATTTACATTTGAACCAATTTTAATACTATTTGTCGTAACAAATGCATTATCCGAGTTATAACTTGAATGTGGACCTGTAAACTGAATAACGTTTGATGTAACATTTGCTCCCACAGTCGCTTGAGAAACATCGTCTAAAGAAAAAGGTGATGCGGCGACGTGTAAAGATCCTATTGTAATACTATCGGCTGAGACGTTACCCGAAACTGTAAGTACATTCGATTCAAATACGTTTATAGTAAGGTTTGCAGCTGCGACTGATGGTCCTATAGAAATATTTGCCTTATATTCATGAACATTATCGAGTGCCGAACCACCACCTTGTCCCCCTGAATCATAGATTTCACCTGTTGTTGTGTTGAACGATAAAACATTATTCGAAGGTGATGCATAAGCCGGGTCAAGTTTTACCGCGTTCGTTACTTTCAAAGACGCTACTGCACCCGCCGACGATTTAAGTAAAACATCACCGGCGTAATCGATTTGTTTCGTAGCTGCAATGTCAATATCACCCGCGGATGTTAAACCCGTGGTTGTGTTATTAAACGCGACTGTTTGTGTTGTCGTTGCCCCTCCATCTGTAATTGTTTGTAAAGTCGAAGAAACGTCGTCCCAATCTATTCCAGCCGCGGAACTTCGAAGAAACTTTTTACCTGATGCTGTATGAGGAGAAAGTGTAGATAACGCAGTTCCAGATGCTGGACCTAATAACAATTCGTTTTCTGCTACTGTAGTTAAACCGGTACCACCCTTGGCAAGTAAAACTTGTGAACTCAAATTAGCGGGGTTGAGTACTGATATACCTGTCGTTACACCCGTACCACCACGTGCAGTAGCAACTGTTCCAGTCGTAAGGTTAGTTGCATTTAGTACTGTGAGCCCTGTAGTTACACCCGTACCACCTCGAGCAGTAGCAACCTGACCGGTATTAGTAGCGTCGCCTAAATCTAAGTTTGTTATAGATGAACCATCACCATGGAACGAATCCGCGGTTACTTTACCTGTTGTCGTGACGTTACCGGATAAAACGTTACCCCAAACGTTTGCCGTGATGTATCCATCCGCTGTTGTGTTTGTAGGTACAACCTTTTCACTTTCGGAATTACTTTCTGTAAAAGCGATTGTATATTCTTTACTCATGGTCTCACCCAGAAAACCTGCAAATACATTCGCGGTTGGTCTTGTCATATGTTGCCCCATATCTTTTGCGTCTACGGTGTTATTGTGTGCGACTGCAAATATTTTATCGGTAATGTAATGATCGGTTGTATGCTGCGCCGTAATATTACCTGCAACGGTTAAGTTTCCAGAAATCACCACGTTTGAACTAATAGATGTAATGTGTGTAGATGGGTTATACCCAATTTTACTTTCCTCAAAAATACCAGAACTGTTCACGTATGGTATACTCGAACCAGATAACGAACTAGCGCCCGTACCACCTCGAGCAATAGGAACTTGACCGGAATTATTAGCTTGACCTAAATTTAAGTAACTTATACCCGAACCGTTTCCACTAAAAGCTCCTTGAAAACTCGATGCTAGTATATCACCGGACGATGCATCTAATACAATCCCCGAACCGTTTAATGCTACTTGTCCATCCGTTACTTCTAGAACTACACCCGAAGATTTATTTAATGTTATGACTTCATTAGAAACGTTAGACACACCTGTTTGTGACGCAAGCACTTCATCTAACGTGAGTGGAACATCGGACCATTCGGGTGCCGTTTTACCCGCGTTTAATCGGAGAAACTGACCCGCGGTCGCGGAAGATGTACTTAACTTTGTGAGTGATGTTATTCCATTGGCATATACTAAATCACCTTCAGTATATGCATCAATACCTGTACCACCCACTGGTATGGCGAGAGTACCCAGAGTTATATTACCCGTATCTATATCTGTTATAGACGAACCATCACCGGAAAGTGATGACGCAGTTATAATTGAAGCTGATATGTTATTAGATCCTAATATTTCACCGTATATACCTGACGATGCTATATTATTAGATCCTACTATTTCGCCGTATAGTATTCCACTAACTTTAGCTGCTGTTATGTTATTAGATCCTAATATTTCACCGTATATACCCGTTGTTCCAATAAGTTTATCTGCTAATATATCTTGACTTGTTACTATTTGGTCATATACACCCATTGTTCCAGTAATAGTTTGACCTTGAATGTCACCTAGAGCAGTAATAGTCTGACCTTGAATGTGACCTTGAGCAGTAATAGTAGTTTGACCTTGAATGTGACCTTGAGCAGTAATTTGACTTGCTGTAATTAAATTGGAACCACTTATGTTACCAAATATATAATCATCGATAACTATATTACTATATGCCTTGAGTGACGTTGTTGGATTTGTAAGGTGGAGTGTATTTGATGTAACATTACTTTTATCCGTGACAGTTTGTAAAGTTACATTTGAAAGAAGACCGCCATCACCACGATAATATTGTGCGTTTATATTCCCCGTCGTTTCTATAGCGAAAATAGATTGTGTTGGTACATTCATAACAGTTTGACCAACAGCTCCTAATGTAAATAAATTTTGTGGATTTGTATTTGCTATGGCGACGTGAGACGTTGCTTGTATATCCCCAGTGTGTATAATACCCGAAACTTGAATTTTATTTAAATTATTTCTATCTATAACGACAGAGTCTCCCGTAGTTGATAACCTATGAGTTCTTGTATTACCTACAATTCGTAAATCATCATTATCACCTACTGGACCTTTAATAAAAACTTTATCGGCTACAGATAAGGCGTGTGTTGGGAGTGTATTTGAAATACCTACGTTAGATGACGCAACGAAAGATGTAGTTACATTTTTAAATTCAACTGTATTCGCTGTAACATTACCTACAGTAGTTGCATTTTCTAACGTAATACCACCTAACAAATCTGTAGCTACACCCGAATCTACAAGTTCTGCTGTTTGTGCGTGATACGCAAAAAAATTCGCACCTGATAATTCTGCTACACGTACCGGTGTCACATAAAGTGAACCTGGTGTTGATGCAGATATAGGTGCATCTGACGCATTGAAAACAACTGTGTTTTCGGCCTGATTATCATTAGCGTGTTTACCAAACCGGATTTTGGTAGACCGCTCGATGGTAGGTATATTTTTAACCATTTAATATAAGTAGGTATTTTTAATTGGCGTATATTAAACCCGCCATACCATTTTCTATTCTAAGAATATTGTAATTTACGGCATATATTGGATCATTTATAATCATATTCTGGCTATGTATCTTTGCAGAGTCTAAACGACTAAAATTGAGCGTTCCTGTCGGTTGGAGTGAGCTCGTCGAAAGACAGAAGCAGTATAAAAAGAAATCTGGGGAAGTTACGAATTGTGTGTGGTAATAGTTTTGAATTTCCATAAAATGTGGTTTCCCCCATTTATAATTACCTATATCGAGACCATTTATCTCGATCTTTACTTTATTACTCGCAGATGTTAAAGCACCTTCAGTACTTGTATCTGAACACGCTAGGTATTTAACTGGGTGGTTAAATGTAAGTTCCTGTGTAAGTTCCTGGGAAGGAATACTTTTTTGAACTTGTGTAATGAGTAGATCGTGATTTCTCGAAACTAAATTTCCACGTTCTTCGTTATCGAGGTAATAATAATTTGAATAACACTCGACGTTATAATTACCCGCTTGTGAACCCCAGTGAATACGCAATTCTACTTCATGGTATCGCAAAGCAACTATGGGTATAGCACATTGTGGACCTTCGCAAAAAAAGAAACGTAAAGGGTAAAAGTACGAACGTGCACTTATACCTGGGTGTGTACCATTTGAACTTTTAGAAACATTCGTTGCGAATGTATCTATGGCTATTTTTTCCGTAAACGCAGCGTCTTGTGAATCGATAACCTGTCCACCGATAATCAATTCAACTCTATCAATTATATTTTCCCAGTTTTGAATATCAAGTGCTTTCGAGTTATCGTCTATAGTAAAATATGTGTATCCTAATAAGTCACCTGATCTTGGTATTCTGATCGATGACATAGCGTTATTTTTCACAGCTCCTTGTATCGTTTGCTTCTCTATAGATTGTGAAAAATTAGAATGCCTTTTGAAAGTTGAGTTAAAGAATGAAATTTCTGGTTTTCCCATAATGTACTCATCTTGAGCACCGATTGCAATGAGTTGAACAATACCAGAAGACATTTATAATAAGAAAAGGTTAAAATTATACGTGTATATCGCCCTGAAATAATTAGAAGCCTAAATTCCTTTTTTTACAAATAAATCTAAATATTAAACAGGTCTCTGACGTAGTCGCCGCTGCACCTGTTTCCTTTAATAACTCAACGGTTATTCTATCGAGTTTCTTTATTGGGTTAAAATATTGTTGAATAATTGGGTATTCGTTTTTAAAAATGAGTCGAGATGTTCCATCTGTTACGAGAGAACCGAAAACGCCATTTATTAAATTATCATCAGCTGTATTCAGATCTGTTTTCCCTCTTTGAGAAAAGAAAGTTCTTAATTCATCAATTTTAAGATGTATGAATTTGTGAGATACACCCGTGCCGTTAATATGAGCGGCTGTTAATTGAACCTGAACTATATTTTCAAGGGGTTTTGGGAAGAATGAAGTAAATTTTTGTTTTTGAGAATCGTCAACAGAATCAACGATAATGGTATGATACTCGTGTTCAAAATCGGGTAAACTTGACTGACTAGTCACTAACGCCATTTATATATACTGGAGATTTTACTTCATCTTGTACCCCGCTTGTTGCTGAACAAGTTTTTGTCCATCACAAACTCCACCTCGACTATCGGAATAGTATGAGTTTCCGAGGCACGATGGCTTTGATTCAAGATCGAAAAGGGAACCTTCATTTTGGGTTTCGATTTCGACGGTCTGGTAATTACTTGTTCTCATGGCGGCGAGGGCGCATAACATTAAGAAGACAATCACAATTGCCTTGAGAGTATTTTTGTTTGTGGCGTTAAGTTTCATTTGTTATCAACATACATTTTTTTTAAAGTGCGTTAAAGAATTTAGAATACTTTCAATATAAAGATTAAATGGACGGTGAGATCATACTTAATAGAAATCATACAAACGTGATGAAACTTGATGACAACGAACAAGCTCTTATGAACGAGATTGAAATCGAAATCCCAAGACCTCAGCCTGTAAAAAAACAAATGCCAAAAACTATGAAGACGCAATTTACACCACCACAAACACAAGTTTTTCAGGAAGATATAGATTCGTTTGCTAACCCAAACAAACAAAATCCACCTTCGATTCCTCCACCGGAAGATCCAGTTGATTACGGTGAATACGAAGAAGAAGATCAGGGGTATGATTATGCAGGTGGTGGGGGAGGTGGTATGCCTTATATGGAAGAGGAAAAACCGTCACCAGGCTACAAAACAATCGATGAAGAAAAAGCTGATCTTGTAAATAAACTCGGGAGACTCGAAAAGAAAGGGTTTACGGTAAATAAAAGATTAAATGTATATTCACCAATTGACGAACTTAGAAACGAAGTAAAGAGAATTACGTATAGCATAGACGTTGATAAATCTTTAAAATTTTCGAGGCGTATGCTTATTGCATGTACAACCGGTCTTGAATTTTTAAACAAAAAGTATAACCCATTTGAAATTCAACTCGATGGTTGGTCGGAAAATGTAATGGAAAATGTGGACGATTACGATGAAGTTTTTGAAGAATTGTATGTGAAATATAGAACTAAAATGCACGTTGCCCCAGAGGTAAAGCTTATTATGATGCTCGGTGGGTCGGCTATGATGTTTCATTTAACCAATAGTATGTTTAAATCAGTCATGCCTAATATGAATGACGTGATTAAACAAAACCCAGGACTCGTACAGAACATGATGTCTGCGGTGCAAAACACAGTTCCTAAATCTCAACAAGGTGCGAGTGAACCATCCGTAGATGAAAATGGGAGACGAGAAATGCAGGGTCCAGGGTTTGATATCTCGAGTCTTATGGGTAATATTATGATGCCTCCACAACCACCAATGAACACAACAAGTATTAATAAACCAGAAGATACGGAAATTGATATCGAAGACGATATTTCGGATATTGCCGAACCACCAACTTTCGATACCGGTCGAGAAGGTGGTGATGACGAGGTGAGAGAAGTTAAAGTTACTCAGACCAAATCAAAAAAAGGAGGTGGTAAAAAGAAAAAGACCGTTGAAATTAATTTGTAAACATAGTATAAATGATAGGGTATTGTCCTTTAGATGAAGACCCTATTGAGATACCTTCTCGGCGGCGAGAAGTTGTACCCCCGACCCCAGTTGAAACACAGGCGGCGGTGAGACCTAGACGTTCTAGATCTTTCCTCGGTGAAGACGATACGGAGTGTAACTTTGTCGTTATGTTTTTCATCGCGGGTGTAATTGCCTTGGCGGTTATGGACGCACTTCCTAATAAAAAGTGATCGACTAAACCATCTACCATCCTGCTTTTCCAGCATGGTAAATGTGATTTCGTTTTTTTAATTACTGTTTATGTACTTTTTGCCTGTTCAGGAATGACGTGTCCGTCATCGTCAGTCCAGTCTGTATCGTACATGTGTTTATCTTTTCTTTCACCTATAACTAACCAACTAACATTTGCGGTAGAAGATGCGTTTTGACACGATATTGTAAGCGTGTTTCCAGATACGGAACCTTTTACTGCATCCCAATCGGATTCGTTTGATGTAAAACATTGAACGTCTCTATTTAGTACTTCAAATGTACCACTCGTCATGTTAGAAACGGTATCTAAGTTTATAGATGCACCCCCATTTACTAGATCAACTTTACCCCTATATATGAGATCGGCTTGTGGACCTTCGATGAAAGAATGGTATAGACAATGTGTATTACTCATAATTTCAAGTGGGTGATCTATTTTAAAGGAACCACTACCTTTTGATATTCTACCTGTGCAGTTTATATTACCAACAACATCTAAAGGGTGAGATGGACTTGTTGTTCCTATACCGACGTTACCAGTATTATGATATATACCGTCGTCATCAACACCAAATTTTAATTCACCAATTTTACATGCACCAGGTCCAGCGCCCGAGCCACCACCAGTTCTTTCAATAACTAGTCTAAAATATGAATATGCGACTGAGTTACTAAACGAGATAGTTGTATATTGTCCATCTGTATATGTTTGTCCCGTAAAGCTATGTATTAAAGTCCATGTCGAACCATTCGTACTTCCCAAAATTTTACCCTCGGTGGGAGCGTTTGCACTTCTAAAATTCTCAGGTGCAATTTTTATTAATTTTATAGTTATACTCGTTGGAACCTGTAACTGTATCCACTCACCATCTACGGTTGTGCTCCCGTTATATGTTGTCGAATAAAAGGCGTTTGCATGACCAGTATAAGTTCCAGTCGGAGACCCTGTATACGTCCAGTATCCATCAAGCCACGAATCTGCTCCTATGATATTATTAAATGCGCGATATACGGAACCCGAACCCGAAGATGAACTGGCCGATGCTACATATCCACCCATACTCGCGGAAGTCATCGTAACAGTTGGATGTAGGGCTGTAGCGGAAGACGTGTTTGTCCAAGGACTCGAACTTGCAGTTGACCAAGACATTGCACCACCACCACTCGATGTGAGTACCTGTCCACTCGTACCCGTGGCACCATTTGCACTTAACCCACCCGCAAAGTTTATATCACCCGTAATATTATTAAGTTTTATAGTTTCAGTAAATGAGCTAGTCTTAGCAGTTATTTGCCATTTCGAGTGTCTTGGCGCATACGTTGGTTGTGACACTTTATTTAGAATAAATAAATGCCGCGTGTAAGGTATGTCTGTATATTCGTTTATAGTTTTTGATATCACGGTGTTGAATTGATTGTCTGTACCCCAATTAAAAGATTTATTAGCCGTGCTTATTTTCGTATAAGATATACCATCGTTACTACCAAACGCCCATAATATTCGTGGTAAGGCTGTTTTTTCATATAAAAAAGGATATATTTCCAGTGTTTCTAAATATATCGGGGTATCTGTAGTAATTTCAACCCAATGACCTTTATAAAACGGTACCTTTTCAACTGAACCAGTGTATTGACCATTTGTATATTCCGAATCCGCACCAAATGTAAATAAACCATATAAACTATTATCAAATAGTTTATATGCAGCTTCAGGGTTAAATGATGCTGTACACGTAAATCCGTTAAGACTTGTATTAGATGTTAAAGCAGTTGAAGGAAATGTTTGTGTAGATTGAAACGTTTCATTCATTAGTACTATATTACTTGCAGTTGATCCACGTGATGAAGTTTTTTCTGATATATTTTTTACAACAAAATCTAAGTCTACTCCAGTTATATTTTTACCGTAACCTTCGAATGAAGTTGCTTTTACTATACCGTTAACATCTAATGTGACATTATCCAGTGTATTTTTATTTATACCGCATTTCAAAGACCCAGTGCTATTTTTTTCGATAACGATACGTATATCCTCGATGGATCTATCATCATTAGAAGATGTAAGATCAAAACATATTTGTTCACTTTTCAAACGAATTCTATCTTCATTTGGATACGCATCTTTACCTTTAAATAATAACAGTTCAGAACTTGGAGTGTAGGCAGACGGCGTAAATACTCTATTTTCTATAACTGTGTATTTATACGCATTATCTAAATTTGTACCACCGAAAAATAAACTTTTTGACGAATTTGAATTATCATTTGTACCAACTGATATACCAGTCGCCTCAACATAACCCCCTATCGTTACATTACCTTTAATTACCATAGATTGCTGAATGCTGTATACCCAAATATTTGACGCACCTGTATAAATGTTTGATTCAGTACTTGATGTAGATGCACCACCTATATAAGTTATATCACTTACATTAAATGTTTGTGGTCTAGATGGATAAAATTTGCCAAAGCTCGCGGCGGTGAAACCGTAGTCTGCAAACAGAGTTGATGCTTCATTAGAAGATTTTCCTATAGATATTACTTCACCTTCACCATCAATAGAAACAGATTCACCAAAACGTAAATTTCCGAATGTATTTGATACTAAATTTGATGTAATATCAACTGTTTCACCTGGAAAAGATACCCATTGATCACCGTTCCAATCATATATACTAACTATACCTTTACCTATACCATATTTAAACGGTGATCCAGAAATTAAACGTCTACCTGAACCATCACAACTTATAGAAAAACCAAGTAACGAATTATCAATTGCTGAATTTATATCTTTAGATTTTTCACCCATTTGTTCCCATACCGTATCATACTCGTTCCGTCCAATTGTATATACTTTACCGTGATTTCCTGGTGCACCTGCAAACATACGTGTACCCGGTCTATTAATACTTACCGAAGTACCTAACGCATCTTCAAAATTGCCACTAGTACTATCACCTGCGGCGAACAATGTTGAACCTGTAATAGATGTTATAGAAACGTTACTGGTCCATGTCGTACCACTAGATAAAACAGAAACATTATCGTAAACATGTGCGTTTCCCGTATATGGAAATTCATCTGCATATATTCTATAATTTCCCGCTCGTGTAGTTCTACCCTGTATTTCATTATCCCAAAGACTTCTTATCGCTGGCTCACCTATAATTATCTTATCACCTATATCTGTTATGTCTAAAGAGTAACCAAAATAAAAACTTTTCCATGCATCTGGTACGACACTATTTGATAAAGTTCCCGAAGGTGAATTTAAAGTTTGAATTAGAATATAATTCGTACCATTCCATTTGTATATATAAACTTTACCTTCTGAAACTGGCTCATAAAATGTATATGGATATGCCATCACCGACAAAGCGCTACTAGGAGGGGTTACTGTATTATAGAAAGGTGCCCCACAAACTAATATATTACCATCATATTTTGATAATGCGACAGAATGTCCAAAACCACCCGTTTGAGATAATGTAGAGCCTCTTTGTGTCCATCCATTACCTGTACTATCTTTTTTAAAAACATAAACTGAACCCGATATATTATCCGAAGACCCGAACCACGTTCTCGGTGCACCTACAGCTACAATATCAGCATTATCTGTTCCAGCGACGGATCTACCAAAATCTTCACTAGGTTTTGTATTATAAAATTCAATTTGGGATACTGCTACAAAAGAAAGACCGGTATCTGCTCGTTTTTGTTTAAAAACAAATGCTAAGTATCTCCATGTAGATTTTGTAAATGAATATCCGTATGAACCATAAGTTAATCCGAGGTCAACGGTAGGCGTTGGAGCAATATAACTCCAATTAGATACGGCGGTGTGTATATTTGTCCAATTTGTATCATCATTACTTCCCAATAAAACAAAATCTTCTGCTAAAGTATAAGTATTACTAAAATAAAGATGGAAACGGTCTATTTCAATTCCATTCCCACTTGAATCCGCTGCTTCTAATTTAATGTAATCACCGCTATTACCACTTAGAGATATACTACCAGAATATGAACCAGATACGCTATTGTAATGAGGAGCAGTTACGAACACATTAGTGGTATCTAAATTTTTACTAAAAGGTTTTAATTCATCACCGGGCACTAACAAACTGTAGGATGTCCCTACAGACACGTTATAAGTAATATTATCTTGAGTTTGTCCACTTGTTGTTATTCGACCCGGAGGATATTCTTCCGGTCCTGATAATGATGAATTTCCAGTTAATGTATATTCGTGATACCAGTCTTTTGTTGTTTCATTATGAATATAGACGTTACACACATTTTTTAATGGTTCGCCTATAAATGTTCGTTGAATAACATCTTTTTCACCACGTGATAACATAGAAGAAGTAGTTACCCAATAATTTGAAACATTACTTGAATACCTTAAATCACTAATATATGGTTGGGAAAATACATTTGTACTACTATAATTATTAGATTGTGAAAGCCGCCACGACATTCTTATATTACATGTATATATTTATACTCTTTTCCAGTCCGCAGCTAATACATTAATAGTTGAAATAGATATAGTACTTGACGCTTCGGCTGTTATACTTCCTGCTGTAACATTTGTCAAATTCGCACCATCACCTCTGAATGAAGTTGCATTTACTATACCGTTAACATCTAATGGGTACGCTGGGTTTGTAGTTCCAATACCAACATTACCACCACTCCTATAAATGTCCGATCCCGACGTTGTCCAAGGACTTGAACCACTTACAGTCGACCAAGACATTGCACCCCCACCACTCGATGTAAGTACTTGTCCACTCGTCCCGGTGGAACCATTTGTACGTAAACCACCTGATATATTCATACCACCTAATAATGACATTCCTTCATTGGGTGGTCCTTCGTTGTATAAATCGGCAGCACTGTTATAATCTGGTATAGATGCCCTTTCAAAAATATCCGTACCATCTTGTGCGATATAAATTTTAACATTACCAATAAGGTGACCATACATACCATCACCACCTAAAGTATGATTACCTGTCATGCTTCCATAACCAGATCCAACTGCTTGATTAACTATCCCAAAATAAAAAAATCTTGGGAAACTTCCTTCCATATCTCTAACTGTCTCGTTTGTGGTTAAAGATTGTGATACACCGTTTATCCATAATTGTGTAGTTGCTGAACCTTGTGTGACGCCATTTCCAGTTGTATTATCTACTTTAACACATACATGGTACCATACATTTTGATTAAACGTATAATTTACAGTATAGTCAGATTGTACGGCTATATCAACAGCGGGTGATTTATCTGGTGAATATTGGATTTTGAATCCCGAACTTGTAATTTTATGACCGTATCCAAACGCATTATCTCTATAAGCAGTGAATACCAATTTCCCACTCGACCCAAATGTACTTTGTGCATAATCTTTTAACATAAACCAGTACGAGACTGTATACACACCACCTAAAGAGTTCGTAACAGTCCCTGTAATGGTATCTCGTGCTTCATGAATAAATCCCTGTGCATACGATGTACTTGTTCCAAAATATAATCCTTTATTTACATCATCGTACGTAACCGTATTGTATAATCTCATACGGTCTGCGAATGGACCGTTTGTTAAGTGACCATCATTCTCATTAATTATAGGGTTACGCTTCTTAATATCACATATTACGTAAGGTATATTTGTAGTATTTGTATCTTGAATACAATCTTTCGTCATGGTATTATAACAAGACGATAAACCATCCGTAATTACATTTGAAGATATTGGATCGTTTATGTAAAGTTTACCGTTTTGTATACTCTGTGTACCATCTATAACCAGTCTATGGTTTATGAGAGGTGGTGCTTGTGCATTTGCGTTTGCATTTTGTTTATTATAATAAACAGATTCTGGGGTCGACCACCCTTCACCTAAATTAAAATTTTCCTTTATGATATGATCTGCATATTCGGGTACACCTATACCTATATTTCCTATACCCGTTAAAGTTAATCGAGAATAAACCGCAGAAGCTTCTTTAAGAAGTCTAGAATACGCTTCAGCTTCCCTTCCAGTTTCATCTATGTATTGAACGGTGTCATAATTTTCAAATGTTAGACCTTCTAAAATAACAGTCGGTGATTTAACACGTATTCTATCAGGACCCTTTGAATTAAGTCCTCGAACGTGTCCGGATTTAAACAACAGGAGTTCGGATAAATTATCATCACCAGTATATTGTGATGTGTTTATGATTTGTGTCTTAAAAATACTATGTTCATCTCGATTATTTTCAAAATTTATATAACCGGGAATTGTTGAATCATTATCTATGTATGTTTTATCACCACCTACACTCAAAAAACGCGCTTTTAAATCACCACCTACCGTCGTTGTCCCTAAAATTTTTATTGTAGGTGCGAATCTTGTAAACGAAAAAATTGTTGAACCAAAATACGAGCTATTATTAATACCTGTTGTTCGATTCTCGTTAGCCCCTAATTGATAATCACTTTTCGAAAGTTTTGTAGAAAATAAAACAAATTCACCACTTTTTGATATAGATGTAGGTAATCCACCTACAGAGTATTGATTAAATGATTCGCTATAATTTGTAAAGTAAAGACCATTCCAATCTAATATACAATAACTCGTGGTTTCGTGATTTGTATAAGCCCAAGTACCATTATCCTGCAGGTAATGTCCCTGTTCTATATGCGTGTTCCCCGTAACTATACGCGTTCCGTCGTGCTGCATAAATAAATAACTACCAAATGAATCTTTTTCACCTGTAATTGCTCTACCTGTTAACCAGTTATAAGATGTATTATTTATCCACTCGGCTGCAAAAAAACATCTTCTATTAGGTGCAGAAACTGCTATAAAAGTACCGTCTTTATTTATAGCTACACTATACCCAAAAGCTGGATTAAGAACTGTTTTAGTACCACCAGATTCAATAGAAGTATTAGTAACACTTTTTATAGTTGTATTTGTATTTTGAGTATATTCTACGTAGGTAGGAAGACAGAACACGTTCGACTCGAATGGAAGTGCTCTTAGTGTCCATGTACTTGCGTTTGAAGGATCTTTTGCGTATACGCGTGCTATACCATTACCATACCCACTAGTGGTACCCGACGGGTAATAATTACCCGGTCCACCGGCTATAACAACTTGACCATCTGCCGAAAGTTTACACGAAAACCCGAAGTTGTCTGAAACTGTTATAGTTTTTAAAAGTGTTGCCGAAGACCCATTTGGCCAAGACCATAACTCGATTTTGTGATCACCGGGTCTACCAATAACAAATAACGAATCATCATCGCACGCCACGTCTACATCTGAACCGTAATGTATGGTACCAGAATCAGAAGTACCTAAATAACTATTACCACCAAATCCGTTTGAACGTTGAGTCCACGACGTTCTAGCTTTATTTTGTGCATCAAATACATAAGCCCTAGTATCACCCGGTGCACCAACGATAATAGTATCCCCTGTTGAATCCATAGCAATTTTATACCCAAATAAACTATTTGAGTTTCCGGGATTTGAAATAGACGTTGCGTATTTAGTTGAGAATATATTACTTGTATAAACTACAACATTATCTTCTGAACCTATAGCAAAAACTGTACCCTTATTATTTTGACACGAGGATCTACCAAATTTACTTTTACCAATAGCGTTTGCATTTGTTAAATTATCATAATGTTCTGGATTAAGTTGTTTAACTAATTCCTGTGTAGACATTTTACTAATATAAGAAACTAATTAAAAAATGAAAATTAATCTGGGTCCCCGTTTGCGGATATTTTAACACTTGACTGTTGTCCAAAATTTATAATCGTTTGACTTGTTTCGCTTGTAATATTAATACCAGTTATATTACCCCCGTTTCCTCTAAAACCACCTTCCGATGTAGTGCGTATATCACCGTTAACATCCAACTTATACTGGGGTGTACTAGTATTTATACCAACATTACCAGTATTGTAATGTATAAGCGTACTACCAATTGGCTGTGTCCAGTAACCTGACCCTCCAGCACCACCACTGTCAGTACCCCACACTGGAACACCATTTGCATCCGCTTTAATAACCTGTCCAACTGTACCTAAAGCGGTACTTACTAATTTACCAGTTGAATTGGCATATATAACACCTTTGTTTGTAAAAGTAGAATCTACAAATCCACCCGTACCCGCGGTAAATTGAGTCGCTTTAAGTTCAGCTGTACTTGGGTTAATCGTTAAGTTTGTAGTTGTTTTAACATTATTACCAATTAGAAAAGCAACGTTTTTATCTGTACTTGTTGTTGTATCTGATGCGTTTGCTATTGAACCTGGTACAATGTCTACTGTACCATCAAACGAAACACCACCGATATTTACTGTAGCTGCTAATTTAGTCGCAGTCGCAGCGTTTCCACTTGTATTTACGGTACCGGCTACATTTACCCCTGGTAAACTTATAGCTGAAGATCCATCAAACAATTCTCCTCCAATTGCTACTGCAGCTGCTAATTTAGTCGCAGTCGCAGCGTTTCCACTTGTATTTACGGTACCCGCTACATTTACCCCTGGTAAACTTATAGCTGCAGATCCATCAAACGAAACACCTCCAATGTCTACTGCAGCTGCTAATTTAGTCGCAGTCGCAGCGTTTCCAGTTGTATCTTGGTTACCCGCTGCATTTACCCCGGGTAAGTTTATATCATCCGATCCATCAAACGAAACACCTCCAATATCTCTTGCAGTTGTTAATACCGCCGCCGACCCCGATGTCGCCGCCGATCCGGACCACGTGGTAGATGTTAACGTACCTGTAGTACCAGTTCCTACGATTACTTCTTCGACCCTAATTTCACCCGAAGTGTCTCTCATCACCAATTTACTCGCTACGTTTCCCGTGGCGGAATCTACTGAAATTGTCGTATCACCTGAACCGGTGTGACCACCACTAAATGTTGGTGGAGTATTACCATCACTAATTTTATTTGCACCCGTTAAACCAATCCCTGTAAAGAGCTGACCAGGTGTCGCGGAACCTACACTGGATACATCACCCCATGTGAGAAAATTACCATTACCTGTTGATTGTAAAAAGCGTCCGGATGAACCAGCTGGAAGTTTATGTAAAGTGGGCGTTCCAGTATTGTTTGGATCGTTAGCCACAAGTATCTCACCGACGTTATAAGACGTCTGTCCCGTCCCACCTTTATCGGTTCCAACAGTCCCCGTTCGTATCTCATTACCTTCAATCGTTACTTTACCTGCACTCGAACGTGCTATTGTGGTATCTGACGCGTGTCCTAGTTCTATAGATGTAAACTGGGGCGTTGAACCTGGTCCAATTCCAAGAGCTGTTGCAGCCGCAGATGCAGTTGTAGCACCCGTCCCTCCTTTTGAAATAGAAACTGTTCCAGAAAGGTTACCTGGGTCTAGTACAGTGATACCTGTTATTGTACCCGTCCCCCCTTTTAAAATAGAAACTGGTCCAGAAAGGTTACCTGGGTCTAGTACACTTAGACCTGTTGTTACACCTGTTCCTCCACGTGCAGTATCAACTACTCCACTCGTAAGGTTCGTTGCATTTAGTACACCTAGACCTGTAGTTACACCTGTTCCTCCACGTGCAGTAGCAACCGTTCCACTCGTAAGGTTCGTTGCGTTTAGTACACTTAGACCTGTAGTTACACCTGTACCTCCCCGTGCAGTAGCAACTGTCCCACTCGTAAGATTCGTTGCGTTTAGTACACTTAGACCTGTAGTTACACCTGTTCCTCCAAGTGTAGTATCAACTGGTCCAGAAAGGTTACCCGGGTTTAGTACACTTAGACCTGTAGTTACACCTGTACCTCCCCGTGCAGTAGCAACTGCTCCACTCGTAAGGTTAGTTGCGTTCAGTACACCTAGACCTGTAGTTACACCCGTTCCTCCACGTGCAGTATTAACTGTTCCACTCGTAAGGTTCGTTGCGTTTAGTACACTCAGACCTGTAGTTACACCTGTACCTCCGCGCGCGGTAGGAACTGTTCCACTCGTAATATTACCTGCGTTTAGTACACTTAGACCTGTCGTTACACCCGTTCCTCCATCAGAAGCGTTTAATACACCTGTTATTGACGAATCGTCTAGTTTAAGTGCAAGTTTACCACTTTCTATAGCTAATCCTCCGTTTGTTTTTGTATCCACGGATAATGAATGATCTATGGTTTCGCCGGTTGTTGCACCTGTGCTTGCAATACCGGCACCCCCTGTAATAGTGGCAACGTAATTTCCGGACGTTTCTGTTCCTAAAGCGACGTCATCCGTTCTAACTATTTTACCTTCTATGGCTATGACACCCGCGCTCGATCTCGTGATCGTTGTATCTGATGCGTGACCTATATTAACTCCCGTGAACTGGGGAGAATTAGTCGTTCCTAGTCCTAAATTACTTGCGGCTGTAGACGCAGTTGTAGCACCTGTCCCACCTCTCGCTAATGGAACTGTTCCGGATGTAATATTACTACCATCTAGAGCAGTGAGACCTGTAGTTACACCCGTGCCTCCTCGAGCTACTTGTAGTATTCCGGAACTTGCATTTGTGACATTTAAACCTGTTAAACTTGAACCACTCCCTATAAAAGAAGGTGCGGTGATATTTCCCGATGCGTTTATAGCACCGGATGTTGTTAAAGATGTTCCTGTATTTGTAATAATGATCGTGTTTGTTGTTTGGTTATCTTGATTTGTAACTTGTTGTAGATTTAGATTTCCTCCGTTAATTGGTACGTTTGTCAAGGCACTTCCGTCGCCTCTAAATTTGGCACCAGATTGGAGATTTATATCTATGGTAGCTACGTTACTATTTTCTAAGGCTTCCTGGAGTGTGGATGCAGTTCCACCTCCACCTCCACCCTTGTACTTTTGTACATTTCGACCTGTTTCACAACAACCGGGCATTCTTACAAATAAGAATGATTATAATTTAGATGTTAATGAAACACTCACCTTTTTTAAATGGTGTTTCATCTTCATTTTTTTGTGAATTTAAAATTGGTATGTTAAACCCACCTTGTTTATACACTTTTAAACGTTTTTTATACATGGCGTGACATATCGACCATTGATCGAATATATCGTAAATGTGTGGATTATTCTTCTTACCTTTCGTTTCGCGCATGATTCTTCCTATAGATTGAACGATATCTGATTTGGGTGTCGCCAAAATAACTGTATCGAGGGTAGGTATGTCAAGACCTTCATGTGCTTGACTAAACGTCGCAAATATGATTTGTTTTTTACTCGACTCTGTTAAGTCGGCTTCTTTCATACCACCCATGTATAAACCCGACGTTTTCTTAAAACTTTGGTGCATGACTTCACAATGATGGCGACGATCACTCAAAACGAGAACCTGTCGTGTTGTTTTTACTATATCTTTTACGAGTTTTAGAATAACTATATTTCTCCCGCGATCTTCGGTAAGCTCTGTAATCATGGTCGCGAGTGACAATTTACCAAAACGAGTACACGGTGGTGGGTCTTGAAATCTATCACACTTATATTCTATTGGGAAAACCTCGACCTGTTCCTGATTTTTACGTTCGGCTTCAAAAAATGTTGGTCCCATAAACCAGTGTAAAACTTTCGTCAGACCATCTTTTCGGGTCGGTGTAGCCGATAACCCAAAAATGTGTTTCGGACACATTTTGAATAGAGATTGTGAAAATACTTTTGCACATATATGATGGGCTTCGTCAACAATGAGTGTACCTATCGAATCAAAATCACTAAACGAATACTCTTTGAGTGATAAAGATTGAAGCATGGCAATTACAAAATCACAATCCGTTTCTTTTTTATCCTGTTGTACTATTCCTATAGAAGCACCTGGGCAAAACTGTTGAATACGTTCGCGCCATTGGTTTGCTAAAAATTCTTTATGGACAACAATCATGGTCCTGTACCCCAATTTACATGCTATAGCCAAGGATACTGTCGTCTTCCCAAAGCCGCAAGGAAGTGAAAGTACGCCGTGTCCGGCTTTGAGCGCTGAACCCAAAGCATCGTTTTGATGTGTTTCGTCACGCAATTTTCCATTAAACTTACATGATATTTTAACTGGCTCGGGACGACGATCTTCTTTTGCTTTACCAAACTTTTCTTCACCGTAAAATCGGGGAACACATAGACCTGTTTTTGTTTTTCTGAATACCTTAAAGGGCGGCGGTGGGAATCCAAATTCTGTGTTTACTACTGCACGAACCGTAAGTTCTTTTTTTACATCGTTCGAATCGTCTGTTATATACCCTGAACGTGTGAGACTCATTTAAATAGTATTAGTTTAAAAACTTTATATACTTCAATACCCATGAATAGCCACTGTGTTCGTGAGTATTCCAAACACCATTAAATTGTATTTCGATTAAAATACGATCATCTCTTTCCAGTGATTGAACAGGTTTATCACCTTCCACATTACACATGACTCTACGGTATCTAAAGGGTACTTTTAGTTTCAAAACGTTTCCTTCGAGTGGGTTATCGACCCTGTTTTTGTAGAGTATGACGTTTGATTTCCGTTCGTGTGATTTTTCGACGTATTCTCTAAATTTATCGGGTACGGTAACCCTGATATACTTTTTATCATTATATTCGTACATAGGTTCGTAGACATTTGCTTGGATAGTTAACATTTATAAGTATAATAGTTTAAAACCTATAAGTATTTTTTTTATTTTTCTTGACATAGTATAAGTATGTTAACGGATAGTGATATTCGTAAAAAGATTACACAGGTACGTAAAAACCAGGGTCAAATATACGCACCTCTTAAATATTTCAGGGGACTTTCTTCTCTGAAAGAAGTTGAAACGCGGTATAAAAAGATGTTGAAAAAGGATTACAGGTCATTTAAAACCGATAAAAAGGTTGAAACGAGAACGTCGAGTTATACATCAAAGTTCCGTAAAAGGTATCCGGGTATAACAAAACTCAAAGATATATCCAAAGTGACAGGTATACCTTTAAAAACTTTAAAAACAGTGTACGATCGTGGGTTAGCCGCATGGCGAACGGGACACCGACCGGGTGCGAGTCCACAAGCGTGGGCGTATGCGCGCGTACACAGTTTTGTTGTTAAGGGGAAGACCTATTATACGGCCGATAAGAATTTACGTTAAAAATGTATAATAAAGAGTATGATACTATTTATTA